CAGCGCGTATGGCGAAGACGCCGAGAAGGGCGCCGGGCTGACCTGGGCGAAGGGGTTGATGGAGGTAACGCCACGGCAACTGGCGGCCGGCCTGAGCGGTGCGATCGCTTCCTCCGACCCATGGCCGCCGACGCTGCCTGAGTTCCGTCGGCTGTGCTTGGGCATCCCTTCACTGGGCGCCGTGCAGTTCGAGCTGCGGAACAACAAGGGTGCGCGTTCGCCGTTCCTCTGCCAGGTGTGGACCTACGTTGACGGTTATTTGTTCGCTCGCGCGGATCAAACACGCGCCGATCGCATGCTGCGCGATGCCTACGAGCTCGCTGTGGAATTTGTCATGCGCGGCGGTGCACTGCCGGAACGTCCCGTTGGCGAGATAGAGGCACCGAAGCCGGAGCCACACGTGCCGGCAACCAGTGAAACCGCTGCGGAGAACATTGCGAAGATCGAAGCGCTCCTGCGCGAAACGCAGCCCCCGATCGAGCGAGTCGAGGCTGAAGCAGTCGACGACTCGCACGAACAATGGGACCACGTGGACGGAATAGATGGCGATATCGGGAGCGATCAATGAGCGATTTGCTTAACGCGCTGCTGCTGGCAGCCCTGAAGCGCGCGGGAAAGCCTCAAGCAAGCGATGATGTGCTCGACGCCGCGCATGGTTTGGGATTGGACCAGGGTTGGACGCCAAACCAGCTCAGCCCGTTGACCCGCATTGCGGTAGCTCGCCGCCTGGCTGTCATGAAGGCAGCCGACCTGGTGCGCGTGGTGTCGTCCAAGCGCGATGCGCAGGCGAGGCGCGAGACGCCGGAATACGAACCCACAAGCGGGTGGGACCCGATGGCGCATGTGCCACTCCCACAACGTGGCGAAGAACGCAAGGCATCCGCGCCAGCTCCCAAACAATCACCCTTCGCCGATTACGACAAGCGCGAGCTGCTGGTTATCGTCGATGGAATGGACCAGATCATCCAGAGCTATCGGCGAAGAGATGAGCTGATCGGCTTGGCCATGAAGGACGTTTCCGAAACGGTCGACAAGGTCCGAGCGCGCTTCATCGCCGAAGGGCTGAGGTCGCGCTGATGGCCGTGTTAAGTCCCAGGCCGCCCACCGGCCGCCGGTACGAAGTCGTATCCAGCGACATGGCGATCGGCAATTCCTCGACGCGCGCCACAACGCATGAGGCTGCGCAACAGATCGTTGACTTGGCCAGGAAGGTCGGGAAGTTATTCGTTGTGGTCGACAACAGCGCGCTGGTCTACGCCGTGCCCGCCGGCAGCAAGCGCGCACTGGTGCTGGAAGACGGCTATCCCGTCGGGGTGGTGGGCGTGTTCAACGCCGCAGCCGCCGTAAGCGATCTGGTCGAAGCGATTCACCTCACTGCCAACCAGCTGGCTGGCAGGCCTACGTGGGTTCGCCGCCGCGTTGGACGCCCACCGGGGAGGCCGCCACGGTGAAACCCATTGTCATCGACATTCCGCTCCAGACCGGCAAAGGCCTGAACGACCGGATTCATTGGCGGAAGCGCGCACGAATCACCAAACAACATCGGATATCAGCCCACTCGGCCGTGCATGTCCACCAGCTGCAGAGCCGTTCCAAGTTGCCGTTCCCCGCCACCATCACGCTCACACGACTCTCCGCCGGCGCGCTCGACGATGACAACCTTGCGGGGGCCATGAAAGCCATCCGTGACGGAGTAGCCGATGCATTCGGCCGCGCGGACAACAGCCCGGGGCTGATCTGGCGTTATGCGCAGGAACGTTGCGCCCGCGGAGCCTATGGCGTGCGCATCACCATCGAAGCCGAGGTGCAATCGTGAACCACGCCAAGTACCAGCAGTTGGTCGCCGGCCAGAGCTCGATAGCGCAGAAGGTGCTTTCCGTTATCCCGTTCCAGGAAGACTGGGACTCGCGCGCCATCCGTACTGAGCTGCTGCGGCAGACCCGTTCAGCGCCCGACCTGCGCATCGTCGAAGGTTGTCTGCGCGCTCTGCTGGACGCCGGGCTGATCAAGGCTGTGGGCCGCGAGCACTGGCGCCGCGCGTCAATGCCGCCGGCACCAACCGTTGCCCAGGCAAAACCCACCATCGATCAGCACGAGGACGTGCCCGTGAAAGAGCAACCGAAGACTTCCGCATCCGCATTCGACCGGATGGCGACTGCCGCTGCCGAACTGCGAGCCGCAGCAAAACATCTGAACCAGGTCGCCGGGCAGTTCGAAGAGGCTGCACTGGAGGCCCAGCAGCAGATCCAGGAAGAGCGGAAGAAGTCCGAACGCTTCCATCAGCTCAAACAACTTCTCGCCGAGGATGGCCAATGACCCGCAGCAAAGTGAAAGATCACGGTTTCATCATGGGGCCGGAGCACGTCAATTATTCCGACATGTCGCAGGTCGGTACCTTGACGATCCGACGCAATGAACAGGGCGAAATCGAGGTCTATACCGAAAATTTCGAATTCGAGAGCGCCGTCAGTTGCCGGCAGGCGTCGGCAAAGGCAATTGCTTGGGCCCGGGATGTCCTGGATACGGCGTTGAAGGCCGATATGCTGGTGCCTGGTGGATTGAGCTCCATGAGCTGCGGTTGCGACTGAGGTGAAGCGTACGTCTATAAAGCGCAAAACGCGGCTGATTGCTCGCAAGCCGGGATTGCGCCGCACTGCGCACAGCACCAAGCCGCCGCGCGCTGAAGACGTCGCGCGCTTCACCGCCATGAAGGCAATCGGCTGCGTGGCGTGCTGGCTCAATCGGCAGCACGGCAGGCCATCGGCGTCGCCCGGCCAGCACAACCTGGAGATTCACCACCAGCTGAGCGGCGGCCGCCGCATCGGCCATGACGCCACCGTCTGCCTTTGCCATTACCACCACCAGGGCAAGCGCTTGCCGTTCGTGGAGTACGGGTACAGGGCGCAGGCCGAGATCTACGGGCCGAGCCTGGAGCGCGAGCCAAGGCGGTTCCGCGAGGTCTATGGGAGTGATGAGGCGATGCTGGAGCTCCAGAGCATCCTGCTCGCCGCGCGTGCCAAGGGTAAGCAACACGAGGGGATGCCCGTATGAAGAACGCTGGGCCGGCGCCGCGCCGGCGGCTGGAACCGTATATCGACTCGCGCCCTGAGCCATTGGAGATCCTCTCGCGCCTTGCTGGGTCGACGACGTACCGGCAGCCGGCATCGGGCGGTAAGGCGACCATTACCACCGAGGACATCGCGCATGCTTTGGGCAAGGTGGGAAATGATCTTGCTGAGATGCTGGCGCTGGCAATTGCCACGGGGAACCGCCATCAATGGGCGGCGATCCATAGCATTGCTTACCCCAAGCTCATCGGGCAGCTGCTGGCTGATAGGCGTACCCGCCAGCTTGTAAGTGGTCCATACAGGTTCCGCGCCAGGCTGGTCATGTATGACGCCTTCCATGATCTGGTACTGTGCCGCCAAGCAAGCTGGAGGGAAGCGGCTAGGGTATGCAGGATGCAGCAGCGGACGTATCGGGAGCTGCATTACGCAGTAACTGGATTTCTTCGAACTGAAGCGGTGGAAGCTGCCCACCAGGCGATGAAGAATCTGAATTCGCTGCGCCAATAGGCGCCTAGAACGGGGGATTTATGAACTGGAAACCGTATATAGCCATTGGGCTGGCGCTGGCCACTCCGTCGTTTGTGCGAGCACAAGCCGCGGGGGTGCCCGCCGGGCATATTGCGCCATCGCAGACCCTTGACGATTCGGTCAACAAGGGCCTGCAGCTGTATTTCCGACCCATGTCATACAACTCGATGGCATGCACCGACGCGCGCGCTGCTGTGGATGCAAACCTGATTTCTCAGGGCGCTGAGATTTTCGGTTCACCAGAGATGGATGGGCAATGGATGGAAAAGCAGGCCGCGGCAAAAAACTGCTGGCGCCAAGCGATTGACAAACGCTTCACGATCACACCCGCCGTAGCGGTGTATTTGAACAACGCCATGGTCTATTGGGTGGTAGGGATCAAGGTCCCCAGCACCGGTTATGTCATTGGGTATATGCCCATTGATCAGGTACAGCTGATACCGATTGGCACGCTTTAGCCGCAACACGTTGCGCACATGTCGCGCACACGTTGGCTATGTTTGACATCGGATCGATTGATGCCCTTAAATTCGTAACCTACAACAGCTGTCTCCCCTTCAAGCCCCGCCGCCAGCGGGGCTTTTTCATTTCCAGTTCGGCCGCTATATGCGCAGCAAGCCCCGCGATGACGCCGGTGCGCTGCGGCCGATGTGTTTCCCCCACATCGATTGCCGCTCGCTGACCGAGCTGGAGCCCTAATGCCCCGCATCACAGCTGCCGCCGCCGGCGGGCAGAATGTCTGCGCGCTGCTCGACACGATCGCCTTCTCGGAGATTGGTACCGGCCTCCTGGCCGATCCCTCGACCGATGACGGTTACTTGGTGCTGGTTGGGGCGACGCCCACGAAGCCGCTCCTGTTCCAGAGCTATGCCGCGCATCCCGATGTCTTCAACACGCGCCTCGACTCCACAGCCGCCGGCCGGTACCAGCAGCAATGGCGCAACTGGGTGTATTACCAGCGCACGCTGGCGCTTCCCGATTTCGGCCCTGTCAGCCAGGACAAGATCGCGATCGAGCAGATCCGCGAGGCCGGTGGCATTTCATTGATCAACGCTGGGCAGTTCGCCCAGGCGATCGCGGCCATTGCCCATTTGTGGGCCAGCCTGCCTGGTGCCAATTACGGCCAGCACGAGCAGCTGATGGGTGATCTGCAGGGCGCGTATGTCAAGGCGGGAGGTCTGCTGGCATGAATGAAGATCTCGGCTCCGACCTCGGCATCAACATCACCACGTCCATTGCCGGGTTCTTCGGCGCGCTGGTCTCGCTGGCCTTCAGCCAGGGGCTGACGCGCTGGCAGGCAATCATGGCGCTGGCCGTCGGCCTATTCACCGCGAATTACCTCACGCCCTTCGTGATGGTGAAGCTGGGCATCAGCCCGGACCTGCAGAACGGAACTGCATTCATCCTGGGTCTTTGCTCACTGAGCGTTATCCCAGGCATCAAGAAGTACGTTGCAGCCCGCGCCGCGCGCTTGGCCGGCCTGGTTACTCCGCCCACACAGGGGGATGGAGGCACCAAATGAACTTCATCTCTGCCCTCGACCTTTTGCCGGTCGTGGTCGTGATTCTCTGCGCCGTGGATTTGCTCAGGCAATTGCGGTTCTTCAAGACCCCGATCAGCTCCGGCCTATGCATGCTGATCGCACTCGGCGCCTTCAAGAAAGCCGCACTCATCCTCCACGGTCTCGATGTCGCATGGTGGTGGCTGCTGATCGATGTGGCCGCCGCATCGCTATTCGGTTTTTTCACGTACTCGCATCACTTCAAAGGCGTTTCGCCTCGCCGCGCGCCTCAACACAAGTCCTCCTTCATTCAAAGGTAATGCCATGAAAATCATTCGCTTCCTTGCCGTGGCGCTGATCGCCGCGGCTGCCGCCTTTTTGCCCGGCTGTGCCACCACCAGCGCCCAGCCGGTGACGCCGGCCCAGGGCATCACCGCTGCATGCCCCCCGATCCAGGCTGCCATCACTCAGTTCGAGGTCCTCGATGCCAGCTTGCCCACCGTCAAGGCAGCTGCCGATGCGGAAGCAGCATTGAAGCAGATCCAGCCTGTGGTTGCGGCAGCATGCGCATCGGGCGCGACGGTATCCACCGCCAACGTCCAGGCCTTTGCCGCGACCGTATTGCCGGTGCTTGGCCAGATCGCTGGATCATTGCCATTGCCGCCCGCGCAACTTGCGCAGATTCAGGCCGGTCTTGTCGTGGCCGAAGTCGCCGTCGGCGCGGTCGGAGTGGTCGAGCAGCAGATCCAAGCCGCTCAGGCGGCGAATGGCGTGCCCGCAGCAGCTGCGACTTCGGCACCCCCCATTCAATGAAGCCAGTAGATTTCGCAATGCTGGCCAAGCGTGCTTATTCCGACACGCCGACCATCGGACTGGTGAACAGCGCATCGCGCATGCATGGGTACTTTGTCGCGGGCGTGGGAAACGTGCATGTATTTCGCGGAAGCGACGACATCGCTTCGTGGATGGCTGACTTCGATGTGGCCACGGTGGACGTGTGGGGCATGGGGAAAGTGCATGCCGGCTTCTATGGAGCTTTGGCGGCTATCCTCCCGGCCTGCTTGGCGATGCCGAAGCCTGCGGCAATCGCTGGACATAGCCTCGGCGCGGCAATGGCAATTCTCTACGCCGGTGTCTGGGCTCTTCGGGGCGAGGCCATTCCTGTATATGCGTTCGAGCCGCCGCGTTTGTGCGCCGATACCATGCTCCAGTCCTTGCTGTTCGAAAAACAGGTTCCATGGTTCGCCTGCCGCAACGGCAAAGACATTGTGACGCAGGTGCCGAGATCCATGACCTTGCCTGGTTTGCTCAAGGATATCGGCTCTCCGGCAGGACCATTCGATAACCCGGCCGACCACAATATCGATCGCGTTATCAGCGCCCTCGCCGCATAGCGGGTTGCGGGTATCGCTCAATGCGCGCGGTCGATCTGAACATCCGTTCGAACATCAACCAGATTCAGAAATCGCTGGATGAATTCGCGCGCAGGCAAGTTCCATACGCAACTGCTATAGCTCTCACAGCCTTGGCCAAAGAGGTTATGGCGGCCGAGCAGAAGAACCTGGAAACAACGTTCAAGCACCCAAAGCCGTTCACGGTGAAATCGCTCGGTGTGCAGGCGGCCAGGAAGAACGATCTTCACGCGGTCGTATTCATGCGGCCAGTGGCGGCGAAATACCTCAAGCCGTACGACACTGGTGGGTTGCACGTGCTGCCAGGAAAGGCGCTGTTCAACCCGAAGGATCTGCAGCTCGACCAATATGGCCAGTTGCCACAACGTGTCATGCAGCGCCTGAAAGCGCGCAGCGATATCTTCATTGGACCGATCAAGACAAAGCACGGCGTCATCAACGGCGTCTGGCAGAAGACAGCGCCACCTGTGCAGAAAGGCAAACGTGGTCCACGCAACACCAAGCTGTTGAAGGTCAATACGAGCGGCAAGCTCAAATTGCTGATCCGTTTTGGTGATGCGTTGCCGGTCAACAAAAGATTGAACTGGGGCGCTCATGCCGGCGCTGTCATCAACGCGCGCTACGTTGCGGTATTTGGCGAGTCACTTGCCAAGGCGAAGGCAAGTGCGCGCTAATCGTCACCACATAAACGCCTAGGGCGATTCCATGAAAGCGCTGACTTGCAAGATAACCCAGGTATCCAACTCGGAGCACGAGTATTGGATGGTGGATGTTTACAATGGCTATCGCATTGTTGCCACCGTTGTTGATCTAGCCAGTCGAGCGCATGCCGACGCTGCCTTTGATTTTCTGCGCCTAGGTTTCAATTGCGACTTCAGCCTCACCGGCACTGTGTCCGATGGCATGGTGAAGGCAGGCGTGGATGCTCTGGATCAGTCCAAGCTCGATGGTGAGGACCGGCCCAATGGCGTTGTTCCTGACGCCGAGCTCGTGACGCAGGTCTATGACGCAATGCGTCAGGCGGAGGTGTCCGAGCGATTGTCTGGCGGGTCCTTCCCGGCCATCTGAGCATCGTGGGCATTGCGCGCCGCGATATTCCACCAGCTATGGGGTGCAAAAGGTGTTCGCACCATGTTCGCACTGATCGTTTCGATTCGTGAACGACGGCATTTCAATCCGCAAATTCGCCGAGCTCGATGGATGCTCGGACATGCTCGTGCGGCGAGCAATAAAGGAAGGAAGATTAAAGGCTTACGCCAACGGCAAGCTCGACCCAAAGCTTGTCGGAACTGCATGGCGTAAGAGCAACGCTCTGGCCGAGCCTGAGCGCCCGAAGGGTGCGAACAAAGGTGCGAACAAGCGTTCGCAGGTGTTCGCACCCGAGGATGTTGGCCAAGCTGGCGATGACTTGTCCGACAGCTCGCTCGAGCAGCGTGCTGAGCAGGTGCTCCAGTCCGGTGTGGTGGCGATGTTGCCATACGCCGATGCGCTGGCGAAGAAAGAAAACTTCCTCGCGCTCCTGCGCGAGCTTGAGTACGCAGAGAAGTCGGGCCAGAAGGTTGACCTGGAGGTAGCTGAGCGAGTGCTGTTTGAGGCAGCGCGGGCAGCGAGGGATGCCTGGTTGAACTGGCCGGCACGAGTCGGGCCGCTGATCGCGGCGGACTTGGGGCTGGAGGCCGACAAGGTGACCGAGGTCCTTACCGCGCATGTCCACAAGCACGTCGAGCAGCGCGGCGAGCCCGACGTCCAGTTCAAGGGCGAGTAAGGCTTCAAGGCTGGCGCTGGCGTGGCGCCGCGGCTGGACACCGCCTCCGCGCATCAGCGTGCCGGAGTGGGCCGACCGGTACCGCAAGCTCGCCAAAGAGGCTGGCAGCACGTCTGGCAACTGGTCGACGTCGACCGTCGAGGCCGCCCGCGGTCCCATGCTCGCAGTCACCGAGCCTGGCGTGCACACGATCACCGTGATGGTGAGCACCCAGCTGCTGAAGACCGCGCTGCTGGAGAACGTGTTCGGGTACTTCGCGCACCTTGACCCATGTCCCATGCTGCTGCTGCAGCCGAAGGAAGACGCGGCCGAGCAGTTCTCCAAAGAGCGCATCTCGCCGATGTTGCGCGTCACGCCGGTTCTGCGCGAGCTGGTCGGCAATGGACGCACCCGTACGTCCGACGAGACGCTGCTCTACAAAGCTTTCCCCGGTGGCTTCCTCGCCCTCGCCGGCGCGGGTAGCCCCGACAACCTTGCCCGCCGCTCGATCAGGGTGCTGCTTGCGGACGAGGTGGATAAATACCCGATCACCCGCGAGGGCGACCCGATCGCGCTGGCTGAGGAGCGCACGGCAAACTTCGGCGCGAACTGTCTATCGGTCCGGGCGTGCTCCCCTACGGTGGAGGATGAAAGCCGGATCGCGGCCAGCTACGGCGAGTCGGACCAGCGGCGCCCGTCGGTAGCGTGCCCGCATTGCGGCCACCGGCAATTTCTCGATTTCTTCAAGCACGTCCAGTGGGAGAAGGACGGGCAGCAGCACAACACAAAAAGCGCGCGGATCTTCTGCGAAAGCTGCGGTTGCATGTGGTCGGAGGGCGAGCGGCTTCGCGCGCTGCAGACCATTCGCTTCCATCAGCTGCGTCCGTTCATATGCTGCGGCAATAGGCATGTGCCGCTTGATGAGTATGAAGAGGCGTGGCGCACCGACGATGGCACGGCGGTCGACAAGCTTTGGTCGTGGTGGGGAAGTGATCGATTCGCGGTCTACCGCGCCATCTGTCCTGACTGCGGCCGTCTTGCTGTCGACAACGAGCACGCTGGCTTTCAGGTAAGCAAGCTCTATAGCCCCTGGCCGAAAGACAAACCCTCCGACATTGCACGGAAGTGGTTGCTGGCCAAGGACGATGAAGACAAGAAGCAGGCGTTCTGGAACACCCAGCTCGGCATGCCGTATCGACGGCACTCGGGTAAGGAAATCCAGATCGAGGCTTTGGCCGCGCGCTGCGAGATGTGGGATGCCGAGGTTCCTGCTGGCGTCGCCGTGATCACGGTGGGCGTCGATGTGCAGGACTATCGCGTCGAGCTCGAGGTTATTGGCTGGGGTCGAAACGAAGAATCCTGGTCGATCGCCTATTTCGTCATCGATGGCGAGTTCGCGGATCCGAAAGTACAGACGGTGCTAGACATGTACCTGCAGCGTCGCTACGCGCGCGCAGACGGACGGGCGTTCGAAGTAATGGCCACCTGCATTGACTCAGGCGGCCACCACACCCAGTCGGTGTATGACTTCTGCAAGGCTCGCATCGGCCGGAAGGTCTGGGCTATCAAGGGCGAATCGGCACGCAGTGGACGCCGGTCGCCGGTATGGCCCACGGTGCGGCCGACGAGCAGGAACAAGAAGTCGTATAGGCCGGTGATCATCGGCGTCAACGCAGCCAAAGACACGATCTCCGGGCGACTTTCGAAGGATGCACCAGCACCCGGCGCAGCGTTTCCACCCGGCTATATGCATTTCTCGGTCGATCGCGATTTGAATTATTTCGCGCAGCTCACCTCCGAGCGATCGGAGCTGGTGACCAAGGCCGGTCAGCGCTATCGCGTCTGGGAGCTTCGGCCCGGCCGCGCGAATGAAGCATTGGACTGCAGGGTTTACGGCTATGCCGCGTTGTGCGGCCTGATGCATTTCGGCCTGCAGTTGAACCGGCGCGCCGAAGAAATTGGGCCGGTAGTGCTTCCGCCGGTAATCGCGGATGTCTCCGCCGGTCGCGCTGATCCCGCGCATGGCTCGGTACCGACGGCCCAACGTACAAAGGTGGGGCCAACCGTTACGACGGATGCCCCGAAGAAAACATCTCTCGCATCACGGCTCGCCTGAGTCGGAGATAACGCATGTTTGGAAGTGCCTTCAATCCTGCAACCAGCTTATTGGCTGGTCGCTCGACGCAGCAGTTGCAGACGGACCTGCAAAACGCACAACAGGCGTATATCGACCTCAGCACCGGCGCTAAGGGTGAGAGCTTCAGCTATACGCAGGGCGACGGCGCGAAGTCGGTGACATACACGCGTGCGAACCTCCCGCAGCTGGCTGCTCTCATCCAACTGCTGCAGGCCCAGCTTGGCATCGTCCCCCGTCCGCGCCGCCCCATTCGTCCCATCTTCCGTTGATGGCTGACGATACGAGGCGTGGACCGGTCATCTTGGATGCCCGGGGCAATCCGATACAGCCCAACAAGTCAAGGATGCTCGCGCCCGGCGGCAATGCGCCGTATGACGCTGCGGACATCTACGGGCAGCACGTCGCTGCATGGCGGCCATATCTCGGGTCGCCGGATGGCGAGCTCAACATGTATCGAGACCGGATCGTCGCGCGTGTGCGCGATCTGGTCCGAAACGATGGGTGGGCTTCGGGCGCGGTCACGCGCATCCTCGATAATGCCATCGGCGGCGGCTATCGCCCACTCTTTCGCCCGGACTATCGGGCGCTGGCCGCCTATACTGGAAACAGCGCGTTCGACGCTGTATGGGCGCACGAGTTCGGCAGAGTGGCGGAAGCGCATTACCGCTCCTGGGCGAACGACCCGAACAAATATTGCGATGCCCAACGGTCGCTTACGGTTCCCCAGCTTATGCGGCTGGCATTCCGGCATAAGCTGGTCGACGGCGATGCGATCGCCCAGATGGTTTGGCTACCGAAGCGCATTGGAATTGGCCGCGCTCGGTACGCGACAGCCATCCAGTTGATCGATCCGGATCGCCTGTCCAACCCGCAGCAGCGCTTCGACCAGATGTCGCAGCGCGGCGGTGTTGAGGTGGACAGCTATGGTGCGGCTACCGGCTATTGGATCCGTCGCGCGCATCAAGGCGACTGGTGGGCTGCCTCCGAGAGCGTGCGTTGGGATTTGATCCCGCGTGAAACTGCATGGGGTCGGCCGATCATCGTGCACGATTTCGACCACGACCGCGCATCACAGCACCGCGGCGGCGCCGGCATCTTCGCGCCGATCCTTCAGCGCATGAAGATGCTGGCCAAGATGGACGCGGTCGAGCTTGACGCTGCGGTGATCAACTCGCTCTTCGGTGCCTATCTGGAGAGCCCATTCGATCACCAGCTATTGGAAGACGCGGTCAGCGACAACGTGTCGCTCAATGCATATCAGGCACAGCGCGCTGAGTTCCACCACGACAAGCGAACGATGCTTGGCGAGATCAAGATCCCGACGCTGTTCCCTGGGGAGAAGATCAATACCGTAAAGGCCGAGCGCCCAAACGGGAATTTCGACCAGTTCGAGAAGATCTTTCTCCGCAACTTCGCTGCGGCGACCGGACTTTCCACCCAGCAGATGAGCTGCGATTGGTCCGACACCAATTACAGCTCTGCGCGGGGCGCGCTGGTCGAAGCGTTCAAGACATTAAAACGGCGCCAGCTCGATTTCTCACACGGGTTTGCCCAGCCTGTGGCCAGCTGTTGGCTGGAGGAATCCATCGAAGTCGACGATTACCCCATGCCCGCCGGGGCGCCCGATTTTGCCGAGTGTCGCGCAATGTATTCGCGCGTGCAGTGGATGGGGCCGGCCCGAGGTTGGATCGATCCGGTCGCCGAAAAGCAGGGCGCTGTGCTTGGCATGGATGCGGGCCTATCGACCCTGCAGATCGAGTGCATGGAGCAGGACCTGGATTGGGAAGAGGTCCTGGATCAGCGCGCACGTGAGATCGAGAAATTCAAGGCGTTGGGCATCGAGCTCCCGACATGGGCTGGCATGAATGCTGGCGACGCCACCAAGAAGCCGGAGGCGGTCTAATGCATTACGCGCATATTGCGCAGCGCATGTTCAATCGGCCGGTGGCGATCCATCGCGACAAGGCCGAAGTGATCATGGGCGCTCTGGCCGATCGCCTCGGCATCACACACCTGTTCAGCGCCGATGGGCGCGTCATGACGCCGAAGGCGTTCGATTTCGACGACGACGGTCCAGCCGATGCCTATGTGCCCGACAAGGGCTACGACATGGCGGGCCCGGTTGCTGTGATCCCCATCGAGGGGACGCTGGTGCAAAAGCGGGGCACGTTGCGCCCTTACTCGGGCATGACCGGATACGACGGGATTCGCCAGGCCTTCCTTACGGCCATGGATGATGACGATGTCAAAGCCATCGTGCTCGACATCGATTCGCCCGGCGGCGAAGTCGCCGGATGTTTCGACCTGGTCGACACGATCTACAAGTCGCGTGGCGAGAAGCCCATTCATAGCATCCTCACCGAGAACGCCTTTTCGGCGGCCTACGCGATCGCGAGCGCGGCCGACAAGATCTGGGTACCTCGCACCGGCGGTGTCGGATCGATCGGTGTGATCTGCATGCATGTCGATTTTTCGACGGCCCTCTCTGATATGGGCATCAAGGTCACCTTCATCACCTACGGCGACCGCAAGGCCGACGGCCATCCAGAAATTCCGCTTTCCGATGAAGCGTTCGCGCGCTTCCAGGCGGATATCAACACCATGGGCGAACTGTTCGTCGAGACAGTGGCCCGTAACCGGAACGTCGCGGCCAGCAAGGTGCGCGATACCCAAGCCGTGACGTACCTCGGCGCCGCTGGCGTTGAAAAGGGCCTCGCGGACGCTGTTGCGGCGCCTGATGCCGCCTTTAGGGCACTCATCGCCGAGCTGGCCTAACCACCTTTTGGAGCAAAAACCATGAGCAAGAAATTGAGCCTGGCGCCGTTTGCGCACCTGTTGGGCATCGCACGCGCGGAGGACAAGGACAAGGACCGCGACGAAGGTCGCCGCGCGGAGGAGGACGATAAGGAAAAGGACAAGAGCAAGCGCGCGGAAGAAAAGGATCGCGAAGACGATCGCGACGACCGCGCGGAAGAGGGCGACGATAAGGAAGAGGAAGAGGACAAGGACGGCAAGAAGGGAAAAAAGGCCAAGAAGGCGCGTCGCGCGGAAGAAGGCGACGACGATGACGAGGACGACGAGGAAGCGTCCGACGATGACGACGACGAAGAAATGCGCGGCAACAGCGCCGCCGCCAAAGCTCGTCGTCGTGAACGCGCCCGCTGCAAAGCCATTTTCGCGTGCGCGGCAGCCGGCACACGCCCGGATGTCGCCGCTTCGCTCGCCTTTGACACGTCGATGTCCCGCAAGGAAGCCATCACCGTTCTCAGCTCCACGGCTGCCGGTGGCGCGCCGCGCCGCTCGCGCATTGAAGAGCGGATGGCCAACGTGAGCGTTCCCCAGGTCGGAGCTGACAGTGGCACCAGCGCGGCCCCCAATATCAGCCCCGTTGCCGCGGCAATCATCGCTGCCGGTGAGAAGGCGCGCGGCCTGTAACCGCGCGCTCCACATTTCCCAAGACTCTCGGAGATTTCCATGTCCCTGACTCCTTCTCAGATCGGCGACAACCAGCAGGCACCTGGCATCCAGGCCCAGGTTTACATTCCCGATCAACTCATTGCCGATGCCAAGAATCTGGTATCGCAGCCCATCATCCTGGGCGCCGGCACGCTTCAACGCGGCACGGTGCTCGGGCGCCAGACGGCCAACCCCATCGAAGCTGTGGCGAAGGCTGGCAATACCGGCAACGGCACCATTGGCTCGCTGAGCGTGGGCGCGTCACCGGATATCGGCACGTATTCGGCCATCGCAACGTCGGCGACGGTGTTCGCTGTGAACGATCCCGAAGGCAACGCGCTGGGAAATGCCACGGCCGGTACGCCCTTCACCAGCGCCGAGATCAATTTCACGATCACTGCGGGCGGTACGGCCTTCGCCGTTGGCGATGCGTTCAACATCACCGTGTCGGATGCCACAGGCGTCTTCATCGAATCGGTGAAGACCGCCAGCGACGGCAGCCAGAATCCGGTTTGCATCCTGGCCGACTCTGCGGATGCATCCGGTGGTCCGGTCAACACCGGAGCCTACTTCATGGGTGAGTTCAACGCTCGCGCTGTGACGTACGACCCGTCCTGGACGCTCGCGACGCTGACGACCGCTCTGCCGGTTGGCGTCTTCCTGAAGAGCTCCGTCTCCGCTGCTCTCCCGTCGAACAACAGCGCCCCGTAACCAGCCGCGCATTCTTCGGCCATTGAAAAGCCCCGCTTCGGCGGGGCTTTTTTTATGGGCCGCTACCTGACCAACCATTTCGGAGAGGCCCGATGACCGCCGTTTCCTCGTTTTCTTACAGCACCACCGACCTGATCCAGGTGGTGCCGACCCTAAAGCGTGCGCAGAAATTCCTGCTTGATCGCTTCTTCCCCTACATGGTGATGAGCGAAACCGAATACGTCGCCATCGACATCGACGTCGGCCAGCGCCGCATGTCGCCGTTCGTCAGCCCACTTGTGCAGGGCAAACTGGTCGAGCAGCGCCGCTACCAAACCAACATCTACAAGCCCGCTTACATCAAGGACAAGCGCGCACCCGACCCGCGCAAGCCCGTGATGCGCATGATTGGCGAGCGCATTGGTGGTGGCGATCTGAGCGGCGCCGAGCGCGAGATGGCAAACATCAATTTCGAAATGGCCGACCAGATCGACATGATCAATCGTCGCCTCGAATGGATGGCTGCCACCACGCTGCAGACCGGCAAGCTGACCGTCACCGGTGAAGGCTTCCCCACCGAGGTCATCGACTATGGCCGAGACTCGTCGCTCACGGTTGCGCTTACTGGGAGCGCCCAGTGGACGGCCGCGAATATCGCTGCAGGCAATGCCTCGCCGACTCAGAACATCGAGGCATGGCAGCACAACGCCTTGCGCCTGTCGGGAGCTCAGCTGTCGGACATTATCTTCACCACCAGCGCATGGGAAGGCTTCATCGCCGATCCGGTCGTGAAGGGTGCTGTGTATTACCCGAAGCTGGGTGAGGGCGGTAACGTCATCAATCCGGGCGCCCAGATCGCGCCGGGCGCGGTCTACAAGGGCCGTTGGGGTCAGTACGACCTATGGCTTTACAACGACTGGTTCGTCGACGACAACGGCGTGGAACAGCCGATGCTGATCGACGGCACTGTCATGCTGTGCGGTGCAGCCATGATGGGTACGCGCGCCTTCGCGCAAATCCTGGATCCGGCGTTCAACTATGCCGCGCTTCCCTACGCCCCGAAGACCTGGGTGGAGGAAGATCCCGCCCAGCGCATTTTGCTGATGCAGAGCTCTCCGCTGGTAATCCCGAGCCGCGTGAACGCTTCGTTCTGCGCGACGGTTTGCTCGCCCGTGGTGACGCCGTAATGAGCGGCACCAACACGGGGGCCTCGAAGACCGTCGAGGCCGTCGTCGCCAGGGGCCGAAGTCTGCAAGGCCCCAAGGGCGAAACCTTCAAGCCGGGCGATACGGTCGTGCTCGACACCGCCGAGGCCAAGCGCCTTCGCAAGCTGGGTTTCCTGGCCAGCGAGGATGAGGTGAAGGCGATCCGGCGCCCGGGCCCGGCGATCCACGGCAACGAAGGCCCGCGGGTCACGCCGCTCGCCTGATGGGTATCGACTGGGATACGAACGTCCTCGCACCCTTGGAGGGCGTTTTCGCCGAGCCGGTGACGTATTCACCGGCTGCGGGCGGCGCATCTTTCACGGCATGTGGCGTATTCGATGAGGCCTACCGCGATCAGGATGTGATCGACGGCATCGTTGAAGCGAATACGACTTATCCCGTGATTGGCGTGCGGCTTTCCCAGTTCACGTCGATTCCTGTGCAGAACGACAGCCTTCTGCGGCAATCCAACGGAAAGACCTACATCGTCCGCGACGTGCGCCCCGATGGGCACGGCTGGGCGAAGCTCAAGCTGGGGCTTGCATGACCACGTCGGCGCAAGTCCGAGCACTCGTGGCGGCGCAGCTTGCAACGTTGCTTCCCACGGGAACTAAGGTGTTCTCGCCGCGCGATTGGTCGAGCAACGTC